AGAGATGTATCTGCAAGTGTAGCTAATAAGTTATTTAGAACCAACACTCTATTCTTTAATCAGAACTTTGCTGAGCATGAGATTCAGGTAAAAACAATGCTTGCTCTTATGGATGGTACAAAAGTAATTGATAAAGCAACAGGAGAAGAGATTACACTATTAGCAGCACATGAGAAGTATGGTCCTGATCTTTTTGAGATTGAAAAGGATGAGAACGGTAAGAAGGTAAAAAAATACAAAGTTGAACTTGAGAAAGAAGATGCTGATGGCAACATAGTTAAAGTTGACTTTGAAGAAAGAGACCGCCAAGATGTAATGAATAGACTACATGCCCTCAATAAAAGAATGCATGGTGTCTATAATGACTTTGATAAGGGTACCGCTCAGAGATATGCATTAGGAAGATTACTTATGATGTATAGAAAGCACATGTATCCAGGTATCAAAAGAAGATACAAAGACTTATCTTATGATGAAGAGCTTGGTGGAGAAACAGAAGGTATGTACCGCACATTCTGGAGAACATTAGGTAGAGACTTAATTACTTATAAGCTAGAAGTAGGTTCTAGATGGACCGGATACACACCATTTGAAAAAGCTCAGATTAGAAAAGTAGCTATGGAAGCTGGTATTGTTGCTTCATTAGGAGTTATCCTAGCTTTGTTAGCTGCATTAGGTGGTGGAGATGATGATGAAAAATCAGAGATTGAGAAAACTTATGCATACAACTTTGCATTATACCAAGCAATGAGAATGCGCAGTGAGACTCTAGCTTATGTAAGCCCTGCAGATTTCTACCGTATCTTTAAATCACCATCTGCTGTAATGGGCACTATAGATAGAGCTACTAAATTATACTCTCAAATACTCCCTTGGAACATTGCTGAAGAATATAAAAGAGATACAGGTGTTTGGAAGAAAGGAGATAACAAAGCTTGGGCTGCATTCTTAAAAGTAATGGGCTTCTCTGGATATAACTTTACACCTGATCAAGCTGTGAAAAGTTTCCAATCAACTTTTGTTAGATAGCGGAGTTGATCGGAACAGAAAAAAAGGGGAAAGACCTAAATCTCTCCCCTCTTATTTTCTTTTTTCTTCTTATCAGTTTCTTGAAATAACTGGTGGTTTTCTTCAAACCAATCTCTTGCTTCAGCTTTTGTTGCAGCAGGTAAGCACCCACAATATACGCTCTCAGCACCGGCTAAGTAAGCTTCAATAAGGAGTTTCTTTAGTTGTTGTGGACTCATCTTCTATCAGATTTGTAATTCTTCTTCTACCTTTTTCTCCTATTGGAATAGGGTTACCCTCTTCATCAATATGTACAAAAGTAATATTTGTTTTTAAAACTAAAGACTGGACACCTGTATAAACATTGTGTGCTCTAGCTTCCATATATAAGGACAATGATGTATTTCCCACTTTAGACGGTTTACCATATATCTTAAGCAGTTGACTTTCTCTTGCAGGCTTTTCAAAATTACATTGGTCAATACTTACAGTAACCATTCTTGGAGTGTCACATAACTGCATTGCATAACCAGCAGCAGCTGCATCAATCCATGCCAGAAGTTTACCTCCAAACAAGTTACCATGAAAGCCAAGGTCAGATTTTTTAATTGGATGAGAGTTGAGAAAAGTCATTTCACTTTAATGAATTTAGATAAGTCAGGTCTAAAATATTGACTTCCTTTTAATATTTTACCGTCTTCACGGAGAACAGGCTTACCATCATTGCCTAACTTACTCATGTTACTTGCTTGAATCTCATTAAATACATCTTCTATGACATGTTGCATACCATGCTTAAGGATAGTTCCACAAAGAATGTATAACTGGTCACCTAGTGCATCAGCAATTTCTATTAGTGAGTTCTTAAAACAAGCTTCTAAGTATTCATCATTCTCTTCTTTCATAAGAGAGTGTCTAAGATTAAACTCATGCTCACTTAATGGTTGTGGCCATTTACCGTTTTCTTGCCCAAAAGCATTGTGAAATATCTCCACTTTTTGTAATTGTTCTTTCATAGTCAAAGTTAAAAAAAAGGGGACACATTTCTGCATCCCCTTAGTGGTGAAAAAAATTATTTACTAAAAGAAGTCAGGAACATCACCATATTCCTCATCTTCTATACCACTTGACAAATCAAAATCATCAGCTTCTACTTCTACTTCAAGTTTACTTAGGTCAGCTTCAAACTGTACATGATCTTCTGGCGTAGGTTGTAAAGACTTTACATTTGGATCTACAGCTAACCAATCTTGATGCACACCTTCTTGAAAATCTTCAAAGTCATCATCTTCAGCAGAAAGAGTCATGAAATCTACATCAAGTGTTTTAGCTTCTTCAACTTCTGAATTAAAAACTGGTGTCTCAAAAGTATTACCTACAGGATCAGTATAGGTTATTGTTTCTTCTATAACTTCATTAGCTATTTCTTCAACATTAGAATCATTTAAGTTATTTTCTAAGTTAAACTCATTTATTTCTAAATTAGTTATACTTAGCTCTAATTCTAATGAAGTTTCCTCAGCTTCTGTTTTCTCAATTTCAGTCAAAATATTGAGCTGATTCTCTGGCTCACCATAATTTGTAGTTAATGGATCTATGGGAGCTTCAACAACTGGTTGAGGAATAGGAGCTGTGTTAAAGTTATTAACACTAGAAATAAAATAGTGCAGAACTCTTTGATCTTCCATCCATGTTTTAGGATGAGAATGCTGTAATGCTATAGTTACATAGTTATAAAATGCCCACAAACTATTGGAGTCTTCAAACACATGACTTGGTTTGTCCATTTGATTTCTGATCATACTAGCTTGTTCAGTAGTAAGGATCTGATACTCTGCAAACAGGATACCAAGCATCTGTGCTTGTCTTCTCTTATTCATAGAGATGCCCTTCATTACTTCTTTATCAGATACTAACTGATTATAATACATCTGAGCATGAGCAATCTGCTCCTTAATAGTTTGGATAGTCTCTGCATCTGCTGTACCAGTATGTTTTCTGGCCCAACTTCCCATGTCTCCACACACCATCACGGTGCCGGTTTGGTTCACATATGCACCAACTCCACACTTAAATCTTACTTGTTTGTTATAACTATTAGTCCAAGCAAACATCATAGATAATTCTGGGTCACTATTATAATTCAATTTATAGATACCCTGAGCAATCTGACCATCTGCAGTTGCTCTATACTCTTCTTGTACAATACCAAAACCTGCGTTAGCAAGTTCTGTATATGCATAATCCATTACTGATTCATGGCTGATAACTGTGTAGCTATCACCATGAACCGGTAGGTCAATACTAATCAAATGTGCTTTTGTGCAATCTTGAATTTTCTTTGGCATTTTAAAATAAACTTAGTTGGTTATTAATAGGTTCTAAGGACCTTATTTCTTTGTATATGTTCTCTAGATAATACTTTGTGTTGATATCATACTCAGCAAAATCTTTCTCAACATAATCAATCATGATAGTCTGCATCCACTTCCCGGCCTCAACCTGGATTTCTCTCCCATCAGTATTGTTTTTCTTTACAATCTTTGACCCGGAATTGGAAACAAAATATCTTATGGTATGCTGTAACTGTTCAATAGAGTGTTCTCCATTAACAATAGAGTGTTCATAGAACTCCCAGTCTCCTTTAATCTTAACACCACCACAGTAATCAAATATGTTTTGGTTTTGAGCTAAGAAATCTTCAGGTTTAATACCATCTACAAAATAAGCTTGGATAGCTTTTGGTATAATGAGAAAACTCTTGTTCTTATGTAGAGCTAAATCTTTATACTCAAACCTACCCTTACTCTTAGCTTTACCATCTTCAGTAATAGCAATGTAATTATTCACATCACCAAGGATGATCTTAGAATATTTATCATGTTCTAGCTGAAGTAGTGTACGCTTCTCCCATCTTGCACAGATATCCATATACTTGTCTACATACTCTCTTGGGATTAAAGTCTCAAGACCATCTGTATTCTGCATTAGTGGAATTGCATTAGGGATTTCTTCACAGATCATCTCATACAACATGGTAAGACTTAGCTGACCATTAATAGTAATCCTCATAGTAAACTCAGGATCATATAGGAAGCTATTCTCATCATTGCTCAAACCATAGGTTGAGTTTAGGATAATCTTATATACATAGTTCTTAGGATCTTTCTTAGGAATCTTCTTTCTTTCTTCAAAGAACCATTCATACAGGTCACAGAATTCTTCTTGTGGTAAATGTCCCGGAGACCATCTATTCCTAATAGCAAGATTAGGATAGAAACTGGTAACATCACTTGTCATGATAACCATATCTTCCGTAGACTCATATACCTTAGCAGACCTAGCACCATGAATACCACCAAGACCATAATCAGTCTTGACTCCTTTATACTGCACAGAATACTTAAACCCTCCTTTAGTTTCACCCGGATAGATAACTACATCTTGAAACTTCTGTAACAGATTCTCAAATGTAGCTGTCTTGAATTGAATATAAGGAAGTATAATATCCTTAACAACAATCTTAGGACGGTGAGTTCTCATTTGTCTAAGGTCCCACTTTTTAATCCCAGTGTGACCACTTAAGAAGTGCAAGAACAACTCTTTAGAAATCCTTGGCTCAGATGCAGAAAATAGATTGATATTATATTCTTCAGTCAAAGTCTTTCTAAGTTCAATCTGACTCTTGCTGAGCTGCATGATTTGCTTAGTAGATCTAACATCATTAATACAATAGGTTATAATCTCTGGAATCTGATCAACAGTAACTTCAGCAGTGTGATGAATTGGCATGTCCATTATGTTCTTCCAATCCATGGTATACTGAATCCACTTTAAAGAACTTCTCTTAGCATTGTTATCCCAGTGATTTAGTTTAAAGACATCTACCTGGTTAATATGTAGGTCCCGCAAACTAAACTCTAGAAACTCCTGACGGTTTTGTCTACCAATTACATCCTGTGCTTTGCTGTAAATAAATTCAGCAATCTCTTCACCATCCATAAAAGATAACATACCAGCATTTCTAAGGACATGTTCAGTAATCTGACTGTCAAATCCAAGACCATTAAAAGATACATGCCATTCTTGTAGCTGAATGTTCCGTTCAAGAAATGCAATAAACTCTGCTATTTCATTTTTGTCTTTGTGCACTGTGAATATCTCACGGTCCTCAGACTTGACGCTTTCAAAGCAGGCTATGAAACAATTGCTGAGAGTCTCATAATCCATTACCCAATGTGTACGGCTCATATTTTAACAAATAATTCATTAACAATTGGATCTGCTAATTGAGATATGTAGAGATTTGCAGTTACAGTCCGAGGTAAAAATTTCTCAGGATCTTTAACATGATCAGCACATAAGAATTGAGTTTCTTTATGTCCTTTACTACAACATTCACAGTTAATACTGGTTATAATTTTTACTGAGTATGTTGTGCTACTCCAGCAATTATATCTTGAAGAACATCTTCTGTATGCTGCTTGACTAAGCCTTTTACTTATTTTATACTTTACCATAATACAAATGTTCAGTTAAGCTGTCCCCCCTTTACTGCATAAAAAAGGGGCAGTTGCATTGCATCCACCCCATTTTAGTTTAGGTTATAGACTGATTACTCAGCTGCTTCTACTGCCATAAATTGTTTGTAATCAAACTTCTTTGCATTAACTGCAAACAATTGAATCAAGCTGTCAACAGCTGCTTTGTCTTCAATGTAGAACTCTTGGAATACTTCAATCTTGTTTCTTTCTTCCTTGTGTCCTTTTGCTCCTGTAATAGGTTGACCATACTCATCCAATTTAGGAAGCATCTGTAGAGACACTCTCTTAATCTTAGAGATGATAACAAAAACCTTAGTTCCCGGATCAAAGATACATTCTACATATGGACATGACTCACTAATAGGAATCATTCTAAAAGTTTGATTTTCTTGCCAAGTAGCTTGGACAAGCATCATTGTGTTTTCACTCATGTGTTAGTTTTTTTTATAAATTTAATACAAATTAATCTAGAATTTTCAAGTTTTCCAAATCTGCTACTTCTATCAGTAACTTTTCTTTTTCTAAATCAGGCTTGTCACAGAGTTCACCAACAGAAATAAGGAGTTCTACAGGTACATTTAATAGCTCAGCATACTTTTTCATATACTTCTCAGGATATAAGTAGCTTTCTACATAAACATGATTACCACTGTGCTTTTCAAAATAATTTAAGATCTTACGCTTTACAGATTCACTCATCTGGCTGTACTTACCATTAATGAAATGTCTCCATTCATTTTCATAATCAGAAAAATCAAATGTAAATATAGTATGCTCCTCATCCACCTTAACATAGTCAGCTAATCTGGTATGTTTTAACAACACATTCTTTTCAAAGCTGTTATACTTATCTGTGTCTTCTGGTTTGTAGTTGCATACTAATTTCATATCCTCGGGAGCATAGCTACTACCCCAACTTAAATAAGTTTCAGTAGGAACTATACTTCCTCTTTTAATTTCCAAGAGCGGATACAGGAATATCTTGGACTTTTGAAAGTATTTGCTATAAAGCGTATTTAATCTCATGATCTACAGTTTTACATTACCAATTGCTAGTTCATATGGTAACTTGTATTCTCTGTTAACATAGTGATACTTTATCTTATCTTCTATGTCTTCAAAGTCAGCTAACCACATCTCTAATGATTCTTTGCTTACCTGGTAAGGATACACTTGGTTGTACTTATCAATTACTATGAATGTAATTACTATATTCCATTCAACAGCATCTGGAAGTGGTTTAATGAAATTCTCCCAGGCAAGCTTGTGATAAATGGCTGCCTGAATCCAATACTTATAATAGCTTACAGACTCCGGGAAAGATGCAATATCTTTACCTGTTGTCTTTAAGTCATTGATAAATAAGGTCTTGGTTTCATAGTCCATTACCACATTATCTAAGATACCCTTATAGCCAAATGGTAAATGCTCCTGATTAACACTAATCATGTGCTCACTAAATGTTTTTATGTGAACATCATTAGGAGTTTTATCCAATTGTAAAAGGGCTCTTACTGCTTGATTAGACTTTAGTTCTATCAGAGATTCTTTGCAATTATTCAAAGTAACCTCATCAACTATAGTCTTATCAAGACTTTCTTTTAAGAAATCAAAGTAAGATTTATTTTCTGGTGTAAGAACTTTATCTAGTCTTTGAGCATCTGTTTTAAGAGACTGGTAGAGATTTGCTGTAAGGAGTTCTGTGAGTATTTCTTGAGAGTAATCATCCAAAGATAATGTATTATTTCCAACAGTACAATGGTACTTGAAAATAGTATCAATAATCTTTCTTTGGCTATCCGTAGGATATTTACCTGGCATGCTAATAAATTGCTTGTCATAATTGTCTGGCTCAAATAAGAGACAGTGTAAGACACGCCCTGCTACCAGGTGCGCGTCTGTACTGTCTTCTCTCTGATTCAAAACATAATGACTGTAAAACATCCTAGGTGAGAACAATAGCTTATTAATGCTACTGTAACTAAACCAAAATGGTTTTTTGTAGAATAATTCTAGTTCATCAGAACCAGTCAAGGTCATTAGACTCATTTGTTTGTGTTATTTGATTGTTATTTGATACAGGTTCTGAAGCTTGTATTTGCTCTTCAAGTTCCACTAATACAGCTTTGTTGTCTGCTCTTTCAACTCTAGTGATAGCTTCTTCTAAGAGATCTTCTTCATCAACTATAGTTTCAATTTCCGGAACAGATACTCTTTCTTCTTCTTCCATTTCAACAGGAACTTCAGGACTAATATAGTCATCTTGTACTTGATAAGTAAAGTTAGTACCTAACTGAGCAATAAAATCAGGATGAATAGTGATAGTCTTTACAGTAAAATGCTTGCTATCTCCTGTTTGAGTAATAATCCCATTCAGATGATTCATGACAATTTCCATTTTATCTGGAGTAAACTGATCTTTCTTTATCAAGCTGTCAACAACCCCATCAAGATCTGTATAAAGATATCTCAACTCTTTACCCAAATAACTTACAAGGGACTTAAAGTTGACATGGTTTTTAGTAGTGCTATCCATCATTCTGTTAGCATGGAAATGAAACAATAGCTCAAGATAAATCAAACTTTCAGTGTACTTAGAATTTGCCATGATCTCCATAGCAAGTACATGATTATCTGTATCTGAACTATTAAACATTTCACGGAGATGTTCATACATAGGCTCATCAATTACTGTAGCCTCTTCGCCATTTAGGATATCAATTACACTAGACTCATCATAGATCTTAATTAATTGAAGATTGATAAATTCTTCTTTGTAATCATCATCAATATAAACAAGTCTTTGACTATGTCTGCTTACTTGTGCATCCGGTACAGTAGCAACCATACAGTTCATGATGTTCCAACTAACACCAATATGATCTTTTTCATAGAATTCTAATGCTGTTTCAAGTACATCTCTAGTATGATCATCTAGTCTATGGTCTATAACTTTAATGAACTCAAGAAAATCTTTGACTTGTGCTCGGTAATGCCACACATTATTAGTCATACTATGAATACTTCTAGAACAACCAAAGAAAACATTAGCTGCCTTAGGATCTCTCACAGTTTTGATACCATACTCTACAGAGACATTCTTAAATTTAACTCTTGGAACACTTACCTGGGGTAAGAAATAAATCTTATCTCCTTTTTGAGGAACATAAGGTTCTTTTACAATATTCAACAAACTACTGCTCTCTGCATTAAAATCACCAAGAAAACTTTCTATATTAAAAGTTATTTCCTGAGTAGTATTACTTTCAAAGTGAGTTTCTAGGTCATTACTTTTTATAACTAAAATATTTTTATCCATTCTTAATAGTTTAAAAAGGGGAGTGTTACCTCCCCTGATTGATTATTACTTAACTGCCATTTTAACAACATTGTTGTTCATCATCAACTTGCTGAACTTCAACTTGTTACCATTTACAATCTCCTTGATCATAAAATATCTCAAGTCATCAGTAAATGCCTTACAGTCTGTGGTTAATTTTACCAAGCGGTTGATCATTGGATCCGGAACTGATTTATTTTCTGCATGCACCAAAGAATAGTTAATAATCCTTGTAGAAATCACACTAGAAATATCAGCACGGAAGTCATCATCTTGACCTACTGCATTTGTGAGAGCATTCATCACATACTGCTCATCCTTAGTCATGATATCTTCAGGACTAATGATTCTATCCAACTTGTTATTAATAAACATAGTGAACATAGAGCTGAAGTCTACTCCTACAGAACCTTCACCAATCATTTGAATGATAGGCAAGCTGTCTTCAAACTTGGGAATAGAACTGATAGCATTAAAGAATGTAGTCACAGATCTTGGATTAACACGTTGTGTAACAAGCTCCGGGTTCATCAACATAAAGTTGATACATCTACCATCAATACCTGCAGTCTCAGCCCATTTAGCCCAAACATTCACATCATATTTCAACTCAACAGACACAAAGCGGGTCTTTTGAGCTACATCCAAAGAGGTAACATTATAGTCACCATTGTCTGGATTAGTAGTCAAGATAACATGCCAGTTCTTAGGAAGCTTCCATGATACATATTCTTGACGGTCCAAGATTTCCATTGTTGCTTGCATAAAGCGGTGCATTATTGTTAACTCATAGGCTCTTTATCCTATGATTCTGTAGTTTCTTTTAGATTATATCTACAGGTCAGACTATATCATCACATATTTCTATGTGTTCCGCGCTCTTGGTGTTTTACTGTCTGTTCTAGACTCCATACACTAGTCGTTGCACCTTCCTTATATCCCTATAAGGCTTGGCTCAGGATTGTCCATCTCTGGAGTTTCCCTGAATTCACGGAATTTATTGCGGACCACCCGCTTTATGCTTTTTTCCATCTATACCCTCCAGCAGTTAAGTCCTTAGATATTGCTCTATTAATATTAGAGATACCAAGTTCTTTACTTGCTTCAGTTATAGACTCCCATTTTTTGATAAAAATATTATCAGTAGTAAATTGTAATACTGGTTGTAATTTGTACTCTTTCAGTCTATATAACATATTGATGTTATAAGTAAAAGACCATATAAATCCTCCTGCAGAAGATACATCACCTTTACAAACTGCTTTTATACCATTAATACTTTTAGCATTAATAGACTTAGCAGCGGCTGTAAGAGATTCAAAACTTTCTAAATAATCACCTTTATCAAGTGAATATTTATGTACTGCTTTAAGATTGTGAGGTTTTAAACCATTTGCATAAGCTTTTTTCTTAGCCGCACTTAACCTTTGTTTATATATATCATCCCTAACTAAAGTTTGTGGATCTAATATATGATTTATGTAAGGATTAAGTGTACTAATGTAGTAAGCTTCTCTTTCTATTAAAATATCATCTGAACACTCTTCTACAATAGTAAAGTAAAGTTCTTCTTTACCATACTTGTTGTACAAGTTTTGCATTGTTCTATTGTGATGTTTTAAGTTTTCAAGAGACCACAAATGGTGTTTTAACCTGTGACCAATATTACAAGAGCTACCGATGTACTCTTTATCATTAATTTTAATTTTATAGACTCCTATACTCTTTAATGCTGTCTTAAGAGTCTGTGTGTTTAATTTTTCCATATCACAAAGATATTTAAATTATTCACACTAACACTATTAGACTGCATATTTTGTTAATCCGCACGAGTATAGTCATCCAATACTAAGAAGCCACCCTCACCTTTACCTTGAATCCATTCAGGAGCAGCATGAGACATTCTCTTAGCCACAACTTTAAAACCTTTTTGTAAAGCCATTTGTACTTGTGCTTCACCAATCCATTTAGTTTTTCCTTCAGCATTCTGAATTTCAAATTCTTTCACAGGAAAACCAACCAAGTCACCTAACTCTTCCAATTGAGATAAATTAAGTTTTACAACTTGCATATTCATCTCTTTACCCAACTGCATAATAGCAGAAGTCTTGCCAAGACCGGCATCACCCTCAATGTTAATTGCTACAGGAACTTTTCCTTGAGCTTGAATATGCTGGTTATTGTTAACCATGTGTTTGATAAAATCTTTTAATTCTTCTACATTCAATTGTACTTGACTCATAACTTTTGTTTTTATAATTCTAATTTAATTACCTTGCCTTTACACTTAAATCCATGTGTAAGAGCTTTTCTAACTGTGCCTTCATTGGCATTTAATAATAGTGCAGCTTCTTTAATACTTGATACAACAGTTGTTTCAACTCCATCAAATATGCTAATCTTCTTAATTGAATATGGTTTTCTATCTCTCTTAGAAATACTTGATATAACATCAAACTTTTCCTTTCTCCATTGAAAACCCCTAGAAGATTTATAATTTCCACTTGCAGCATCTCCTATGGACTGCTCATTACCGTTAACAGCTAATGCAGCTTCCCTTATACTACTGTACTCATTTACATAACAACCATCTAACGTATATTGATATACCTTAATTGAAGCATGATTGTCCTTACCTAACCTTTTATTAGTGTTAGCCATTCTCAACTTTTCTTTTGTGATTTCACTCTTTTTTCTACTTACAGGATCTCTTTCAGCATTGATATCACATTCATAATAATTAATGTAATGTGCTTCTTTCTCAAGATAGTTTTCACAAAATTCAATAACAGTAAAAGTCATTTCTTCTCTATACAAATTATACACTCTTTGAAGAAATTCATTGTAATGATTACCCCTCTTTAGAGAATTTAAATGCTGTTTATATCTAGAGTATATATCAACACTGCTACCCACGTATCTATGGGAACTTGTACTTATGATATACACTCCACACTTCTTATGTATATCCTGTTTTTGATGTTTTAACTTCATATACAAATATACATAAAAAATGTGATTAAGTAATAAAATTGGAATTAAAGTTCAAGTTTGATCACTTTTCCGGGAAGGTCTTCATTTAACGCTGATCTCTCTGATATAACCCAAAGGACATTACCTTTTGGTTTTACATTTGCATCACACTCTCCATCAGTAAAATATACTAGGCTTGTATACTTTTTACTGTTTTCATTATAATAATTGAGGACGGGATCAAATTGAGTACCACCTCTTCCATGTACTTTAAGGTCATTCTTACCTTTATAAGGTTCAATGCTACGGATACTGGTATCGCACTGCACTATAGTAATATCAACACCTGCTTTATAGATATGATGAATCTCATTCATAAATTCTTTTAGCTCAGAATCACTTACTGAACCTGAGGTATCAATAGCTAATAACATGTGTTGTTTCATCTTTATCTTAAGACCTGGATTTTCAGAGAATCTTCTATTCTCTTTTCTTCTAATCTTTTTAGTAAAGACTTTAGTGCTGATTCCGGTAAATCTTCTGATATAACCTCTCCAATCAAACTTAGGTGCTACTATTTCCTCAATGACAATGACCCCTTCAATTTCACCGGGAACTGATCCTCTTTTCTTGAGAGTTTGTTCTTTGGCATCTCCAAGGACTTTCTGTAACTGCTTATCAATAAGCTTCTGTTCTGCTTCGCTAAGGTTCTCAAACTCATCCCATGTACTGTGGTCAGGTAGGCCTTCACCATCTGCATCCCCATCCATTTGGTCACATAAGTCATCAAATGATGGTGACCCACTTGAGCCGGTTTGATCTTTCTTATCTTTTGCTTCTTTAAGTTTATCATAATAGTATCTAGCACCTGCTTTTCTGTCTAAATTAAGCTCAGCATAATCATCAATCATGATACCTCTTGCAGGAAGTTTTTTACTAATAGCAAGAAGATCTTCAACAGAAGCACCATTCTCTTTGGCTGTTTCTAATTCAGCTTTAACAGATTCTTTAAGTTGTTTGAATTGGTCTGGAGTTAATTCTCCACCTGGAAGCCAGGAACTATCAATATACTGATTAATTTCCATATCCATGGCAATATTTGCCAACTTTCTGTCACTAAACTTAAATACAGTTGTAAGATGACCAAATGCAATATGCAATAGCTCATGCTTAAGTAAGCCTAGCCTATGCATATCAGTCAAGCTTTCCCAGAACTCATCATTTACCACTAACTGATAATTGATACCGTTCTTACTAACACCTGCAGTAGGTATTCTTTTACTCCACAACTTATTCAACATAATGAGAAAGAACCCGTAATAGGGCTCTTTCAACATCAAATCTTTAGCTGTTTTACTAAGACTTTGTTGCTTGTCCATCTTTTAGTTTTACATTGATTTCAAACTGATCAGCAGGGTAACCCATCTGACCTAGAAAGCCAATCATGCTATCTGTAAATAACTCCATAAAGAGTTCAATAGCTTGATTACTTGCACCATTTGCCGTCATTGCAGACAAACATTTACCTGTACTTAAATCAGCACCTTCTTCTTTGTTATAAACACGTAAAGCATCTTTAATTGCTTTTCCACAATTAGGACAGTTATCATCCCATGCTCTAATAGGTTTTATACCAAATTTATACAGTACAATTAGTTCCCCTAAATATTTTTTTACATCAACACCCCTAAGGGCTTGAAATGCTACTACTGAATTCTCATCATCTGTTGAACGTAGCATAGCCAACAAGTTCTTTGTTTCTTCTTTGTCAAAAATCATTAGTCTTCAATTTTTAAAGTTTTAATCATCCATTGTGTAGGTGTATTTATATTATCCACCCATTCTTTTGCGGTAGGAATGTATCCATTGCAATCTTCTTTTACATGTTGTTCTCCAACATATCTTGTGTATACAGTTCTGCCATCTGAGTTTTCAAAACTTGGTCCAAACTTCTTTTCACATTCAAATATACCCTCACTGTGGTGACGGAACATTCTATGTTTACTATGTCCTATCCAAGCCTTAGTTTCATCAAACCAGTTATGAATTTCTATGTAATCAATTGGAAAACCTCCCCACTTTCTAGCAGAAGATTTTGCATGTTCCCATGGATGTGACATCAGTTAAGCTTTAGATAATAAATCACCTTCATGAAAATAGTCCTCTGTCTCAGTAATGTAAATAGTGTTATTTACCTTGTACTTACCAGATGGTACCATGATAGACATAGTACCATGACCACCTTCATTATTCCACCAATCTTCAACATCATTTAGAATTGCTTCTTCAGCAAAGTCTGATATATCAGAACAAGCCCCTGAATCTAAATCTTTTAAATCTGGAGCTTTTTCAAGTCCATAAGTTGGTATTTCTGAAATAAACTCAAGAGCGGACTCTTCATCTTTATCTAATATTTCAGTTGTATATACTACATCTTCAATTGCTCCGGAGTCTCCTCCACCTGCATAATAAATCTTAATTCCGGTCACACCACGGTCAGCCAACTGTAATAGAAGGCCTGTTAATTCAATTTCTGTCATAACTATTTTGTTTTGTAAAATCT